GTATCTCTTGATAAGGGTTTAGTTCCATTTGAACTATATGATTATCAAGAAGATATGGTAAATAAGATGCATAACAATCGTTATATCATTGCCAAGCTGCCTCGTCAGTCTGGTAAAAGCACCACGATTGTAGCATTTATTCTGCACTACATTCTCTTTAACCAGAGCATGAGCGTAGGTATTCTGGCAAACAAGATGAATACTGCCAGAGAAATTCTTGGCAGACTTCGCCTAGCCTACGAGTATCTCCCAAAATGGCTTCAGCAGGGCATCATCGAATGGAACAAGACTTCCATTCACTTGGAGAACGGCTCTAAGGTCATGGCTTCTGCCACTTCATCGTCTGCTGTTCGTGGTGGTTCGTTCAACTTAATCTTCTTGGACGAGTTCGCCCATGTCCCCCAGAATGTAGCAGAAGAATTCTTTAGCTCCGTTTACCCAACCATTACTTCAGGTCAGACCACCAAGGTCTTCATGGTATCTACTCCAAACGGCCTGAACATGTTCTATAGCTTCTGGAAAGGGGCTACAAGGAAGCCTGGGGACGAGGGGAGGAACGAGTATGTCCCCATAGAGGTATCGTGGAGACAGGTTCCTAAGTACGCTGGTGGGCCTCTACGCGACGAAGAGTGGAAGCAGCAGATGATTGCTCAGACCAGCGAACAGCAGTTTGAACAAGAGTTTGAATGCTCGTTCCTTGGTTCTTCAAATACACTCATCAGTGCCAGCAAATTAAATTTACTACAATTTGATAAACCTTTGGTCAGAGAACCAAGCGGTCTTTACATCTATGACGAGCCGAAAGATGAACATGCTTACTTTATCATGGTTGATACTGCTAGAGGCCAAGGTAAAGACTATACGGCTATGGTTGTTATAGACTCTACCGAAAAGCCGCACAGGGTTGTGGCAAGGTACAGAAATAATACCATTTCACCCTTCGATGTTCCTCCTGAGCTATACGCGCTGGCAACGAAATACAACAATGCTCACTTACTAATCGAAGTAAATGATATCGGTGGCCAGATTGCCGATGTAATGCACCAAGAATTTGAATATGAAAATATCATTCAGACTACAATGATGGGTAGGGCTGGGCAGAAAGTTTCATTGGGCTTCGGGCGTGGAACTAAACAAAGAGGGGTTAGAACCAGCGCGGCAGTTAAAAAACTGGGTTGTGCTGTCTTAAAGACTCTAATTGAACAAGATAAACTGCTTGTTAGGGATTATGACATCATTCAAGAATTGATGACATTTATTTCTAAACATCAAACATTTTGTGCGGATGATGGATATACAGACGATTTAGTTATGTGTTTAGTTTTATTTGGATGGCTGACACGACAAGGTTATTTTGAAGAGATCATAGACATACAAAGGAAAAAAATCATACATAAAAGCGAGCAGGAGGAAGAAGAAAATACCACTTTTTTTGTTGGTCCAGACAAATTTGATAATGCATTTAAGGATTCAGACACCCTCTGGTTCACACAGGAATAAAATATGCCACAGATAAACATTACAGAAAACTCACCAAACCTATCAGGCGCAGTACAATCTCAAAGTTCTTCCCATGTTTCTGTTTTTATGTGTGGTGCTTCTTTCATGGCAAAGCTAACAGAAGGAGATAGTCCTGTTCCAGCTTTCAAACAATACAATTCGCCACAGGAATTAATTTCTGAATTTAATACAGCAGTTCTTGCTGGAACTTCAAGTGGGTTTAGTTCTAGTGGACCAGAAAAAGGTTTTAGTGGTGGTACTACTCTTGACAGAGAATTACACGCAGCTTTAAATTATCTAGAATACGGTGGTATTTTGATCGCAGCAACTGGTGCTACATCAATGGCAGCAGCAAATATAAAAATTGATTCTACTTTCTACGAAAGAAGAGATAAATTTGATGATGTTGTTGCTTTAGTAAATATTTTTGAAGATGTTATTGGTATTATTGGTTCATCATTTGAATTCCATAATGGTTCTACTGGTAACTATCCAATAGAATTTAGTAGTGGATTTGGAGTAACCGGATTAACGGGTGTTTCTGGTTCTACTTTTGATAATAATATTTTTTCTGTAATAGGTAGAAAAGAAAGAACAAGACTATATGGTGGAGAAACTGCTAATATTCCAATTCTAATGGTTTCTGATGCAGCAGGATGCTTGGCAAGAACAGATAGCAGTTTCTTCCCATGGTATGCTCCAGCAGGAATAATCAGAGGAGCAGTAAATACAATTTCTAAACTATATCCATCAATCGATGATATAGACATTACTAATTTACAAAATCAAAATGTAAATGCATTTAATAATGTTTTAGGAATTGATGGAATCTTCTTATTGGGCGATAAAACTTGCGAACTTACAACTGAAAATAAGAAACAAATTGGTGTAACTCGTCTAGTTAATTACATCAGTCGCGGAATCAAACCCATAGTTGCTGAAGCACTTTTCGAACTAAATGATGCAGAAACAAGATCAAGGATTCTATCAGCATTGACTTCTATAATGGAAACTGTCAAGTCTGGTAGAGGAATTTCATCATATGTCGCAATATGTGATGAAACCAATAATACTCAAGCAATTGTTGATAATAGACAAATTGTTGTCGATCTATCATTTAAACCAGTATTCTCTGCAAATCAAGTTTCGTTCAGATTTGTAATTAATCAATCTTAATGGATGATTTAACATTCAATTTTGAAATAATAGAGAGTAAAAAGGACATAGACATAGGAATATTGATCTATGATTCCACATATATCAACTTTCTACGCCTTCAAAATGAAAAGTATTACAAAATTGATTCTCAAACAAAACTTACAGATTTAATAAAAAATGGCGATTATACGCAGATATCAACAACCCCTAATATAACTACATTTGAAGATTTTTTAGATTTAGTTACAACTACATCTGGACCACATACGACAGCATACCAAAAAGCAAGAATAGTTAATTTTTATAATACTTTTTTGTTAGATTGTTCGCATTATAATTTTAATATAATTCTTATCAATTGTTCTGTAAATGAAGTTTCTGGAATAAAGAATGCATTTAATGAAAATTATATAAAAGCTTTTTGCTATGATCCTTTGCGTTTTCAGATTAATCCTGATTTAAAAAATATTATTAAAGAAAAGAAATGTCCAATAATTTTTAATTCATTGAATAAATCAAATAAATTATTGGAAGCATCGTATATAGAATCAAATAGAATACCCAGTTCAATTGCATTAAATGAGCTTAATCTTAGAAATTTCAACGATGAAGATTTCCAAATTCTTTCTTATTCGATTGCTGGAATTAAGAAAAAATTTGCTTATTACAGAGCAACTGGTATTTCTGATAATGATAAAAAATTAGTTCCAATTCCTTTAATATCTGATGCTATCGGTTGTTTTAGTAGAAGTTTAGCATCTATTCCTTGGTTACCTCCAGCAGGATATGTTCGTGGAAAATTACTAAATCAGGACTTTGAAACTATAGAAAATCCTACAGCAACTTCCCTAACAGAAGGGATAATACCAACTACTCCTTCAAGCCTAAATGATCTTGAAGCTGTTTACGATAAAGGTATAAATCTTCCGATTGAAATAATTGGGACCAACAATCTAAAAGAATTTTATATTAGTAGCGATGTGTCTGGATATACAGGAAGTGCATTTCCATTAAAACAATCAATTTCATATTCTAATTTGATTTTTGATGTAATTAACAATATTCAATATGTTTTAAATAGTTCATTATTTGAGTTTAACGATGAAGCTACACGAAATATCATAAAAGTCAGAATTGAACAATACTTACAATTTGCAAAATCAAATTCTGGAGTTGACGATTTCGTAGTAGTTTGTGATGCATCAAACAATAATGAAACTGACTATATCAATCGAAGAGTCAATGTTGATGTATCGATAAAGCCATCACAAAGCATAAATTTTGTTGAATTGAGCTTTACTACATAATACATGGCATCTATTACGAATTTCATTTCAAATTTCAAAGGTGGTACAAGAAGAAACAGATTTTTAGTTTCTGCCTCTTGGCCCTCTGGAGTTCCTAATAATTTAAGCACATATCACATTCTTTCAGCAACTATGCCCCCTTCTGATCTAGGAAGAGTATCAATACCCCATAGAGGTAGAGTCATTCACTATGCTGGCGATAGGAGTTATAGAGATTGGGATATAGCAATACTTGATGATACAGAAAAAGCTCTATGGAATTCCTTTCAAGAGTGGCATAAACAAATAAATTCACATGTTTCTAATATCCATTCTGCATCATCTGATGCCTTTAGAGATTTAAAAACAGATTGGACAATAAAACATTTGGATTTAAATGGAAGTATTTTAAAAACTATGACTCTTAAGGGGTGTTTTCCTGCCTTAGTAGGTGGAATAGAATTTGATATGAATTCTCAGATATACAATACTTTTTCTGTCAAATTATCTTACGACTATTTCACTGGCTAATTGGAGAACTAAATGGCTCAATCAATAAATGACTTTAAAACAAACTTTGTAGGCGGAACTAGAAAAAATCGTTTTCGCGTAACTGGTAATTTTCCATCTGGAGGAGCATTCAATATTTTTCAAGTAATGGCGACATCTTTTCCTCAAAATAATCTATATGTTGTTGAATATGATTATAGAGGCAGAAAACTCAAATTACCTGGAGATAGAACATATGCAAGTCAAGGAAGCAGCATATGGGAAGTAACTATTCTAGACGATACAAATGCAAATCCATCAGAAATATGGAGTAAAATGCATGACTGGAGTAATAATATCAACGATCATGTTAGTAACACTGGTGATCAAATATCTCCGTCTTCGTATAAAGCTAATGGTTGGAAAGTAGAGCAATTAGATTTAAATTGCACTAATGTTTTAAAGACTGTTAATTTATTTGGATGTTGGCCAATTTCAGTAGGTGAAATCGCCCTAGATATGAGAGTGCCGAACGAATTTGTGACATTTAATGTGGCATTTTCTTTTGATTATATCGATCAATAATATGGAGATTTGAAATGGATTTTAAGCTTTTTGGTTTTAGATTAATAAAAGATACAAAAGAAGATCAAGTAAATCTTCAAAACTTTACACCACCAGAAGAATTTGATGGAGCATATACCCTTGAAGGTTCTGGAGTCTATGGGACATTTATTGATTTCATGGGTTCTGCCAAGGATGAACAGGCAACTATTTCTCAATATAGAGCAATGGCATTGTATCCCGAAGTAGATACCGCTATTGACGAGATCACCAATGAGGCAATTGTTTTAGGTGTAGATAGAAAACCTGTAAAATTAGACTTATCTAAAATCAATTTTTCAGAAAATATAAAGAGTAGAATATATTCAGAATTCGATTCTATACTTCAACTTCTAGATTTTCAAGATAAATCATACGAAATTTTTCGTAGATGGTACATCGATTCAAAGCTTTATTTTTACATTTCAATCGACATGGATGATCCGTCTTCTGGTATCAAGCAATTGATTCCATTAGATTCTACAAAGATCAAGAAAGTCAGAAAAGTAAAATCAAATCCAGCAAAACAAAATGGCGAATCACTATCAATTATTCAAGATGTGGAAGAATTCTATGTTTATTCGAATAATGATAAAAATTCAATAATTGGAACTGGTGCTGGTGGTCTTAAAGTTTCTCCGGATTCTATCTGCTATGTTCATTCTGGAATGGTAGATATGAACTCAAAGAGGGTTCTAGGATTCCTTCACAAGGCAATTAGACCTCTAAACATGCTAAGACAGGTAGAAGATGCAATCGTCGTATATCGCATCTCCCGTGCTCCAGAGCGTAGAATTTTTTATGTAGATGTCGGTAATTTGCCAAAGCAAAAGGCCGAACAGTATGTTCGTGAGCTTATGAACAAATACCGCAATCGTATGATTTACAACCAGACAACTGGCGAAATCAAAGACGATAGAAACCAAATGGCAATGCTTGAGGACTTCTGGCTTCCAAGAAGAGAAGGTGGTAGAGGAACAGAAATTACCACTCTTGACGGGGGACAGAATCTAGGCGAACTTACAGATGTGGAGTATTTCAAGAAAAAGTTATATTTTGCATTAAATATTCCCCCATCAAGATTGGTGGGCGAAAATGGCTTTAATCTTGGAAGATCGGCTGATATCACGCGAGATGAGGTCAAATTCTATAAATTTATTGAAAGATTGCGTTATAAGTTCTCAGGTATGTTCTCTCAGTTACTAAGAGTTCAGTTGATCTTGAAGGGAGTAATTACAGAGGACGATTGGAATCTAATTTATCCACATATCAATTTTTCATTCAATAAAGATTCATACTTTAATGATCTAAAGGACGCAGAAATTCTGTCTTCCAGAATGGAATTGGCAGCTCAAATGGAGCCAATGATCGGAAGATATTATTCAAGTAACTATATCCGTAAAAATATCCTCAAACAAACTGAAGAGGAAATGGAGCTTATTAACCGAGAAATGGCTATAGATATAGAAAAACAAAAACAAAAACAGTTAGAGCAAATGCAAATGGAACAGCAGGCTCAGGCTCAAGAATAAAAATTTCTAAATATAAAGGAAAAAATTATGAAAAGCAAAAAAATAATTCACTCAATTTTATCAGAAAACGCAATCGACGCTAGGAAGCTAATCCAAGAGGATTTAGCCGTAAAGCTAGGAGAAAGACTTGCTGAAGAATATGTTCGTATTGCTAAAGAGTCTTTTAATGAAGATTACGAATACGGCCCAGCTGTTACTAGTGAAGAAGAAGATGAAGAAGAAATGATGGACAATGAAGATAATGGCGAAGAAGATGACGAAGAAGAAATGACGGAAGAAAAAAATGCAG